CTATAATATTCACCTCGCCTGATATATTCTACCGGATCTAATATTCCTGGATAATCATTGAAGGCGTTGAATTTACTGTCAATACCATCTGATATCACGTTAAAGTAGTAAGAACATAACTGTCCAAACGTTGTTTCTTCATATGAATTAATGACATTTCCAAATTCATCAATAATGTCAGGTGAATTAATTGTCATGTGAGGTAACATTGAGCATGCTGTTTGATTTAAAGTTTTAACATTATGCCCTTGCTTAAAATCTGATATTCCGTGTGTAGAAACCGAATCGCCTAAAATAGTTACACTTCCTATCCTCTTTACGCCTACTGAATCATCCTCAATAATTGTCTTAACTTCAATTTGTTTTCTCACTACTGTGACTTGACCAATTCTAAGTGTTGCAGCCGTCTCTACAGAAGTATTTTTCGTAATATCAACTTTTGTCAAAGTACTAGAAGCAAGGCCTTCTACTCTTTCAGCAAAGAACCGGTTGTCATGCCTTCGCAAGCTATTATCAATTTTAGCTTTAACTATATCTACTGTAACTGATGCCATATTTTTCTCTTAAAATTTACAAATTTTACTTGTTAATTGTGACAGAAGAATTATACCTCTGCTCGGATCTCGCGGTAATGATTTAAGATATATCTCATCATAAGTATACTTAAATTTATTTCTTTCCAAAACATGGGATTCATATACAAAATTGATACCCATAAATGTTGTTGTCCGTGGTATTAAAGAATAAACTAATTCTGAATATGAACTGTCTATCCATTTAAAAATACTTCTATAACGACCCAGATCTAGATCTTCTATTACATTATTAAAGTATACTCTCCTAAACGCCCTGATATCTGTATATTCTTCAGAGAATAATGAGTTTGGTTGTCCCAAAGCATTCTCAACAGGCTGAAAATCTGGAAATATTGTCATGATATTTTCATTCAAACCTTTCATAACAGACATGTCAATTGAAAATCTAGTATCATCAGTAACCTCCTCGAGTAAAGGAGTTTCATAGATAGGTGATATTAACGCATACTCATTGGATTTTAAAAGTTCTGCATTCTGTATTGATCTAATTCTAATCTTATCTTTAGCGCTGTTTAGATCGAAATTTTCAGAAAGTATTTCGTATATATGATAATTCGGCGTCATGATAGCTTTTGAATTATCAAAATTTTCACCATCAAAATGTAAGTTATTTTGAGTAAAATCAAATAATCTTATGCTGCCATCAGCTTTTGAGCTAGTTGTTGCTTGTTTTCCATACGTTTGCAATCTTAATCTTTCAAAACTTCCCAACTCTTTTGTAGAAAAGTTGTAATTAATTGACGGGTTGTTTGATCCGACTGAATTAGGATTTTTTGCATATCCCAAGAACTCATTTTCATTTTTAAAACTAGACCAAAAATTTAAGTATGATACTTCTCCTGAGAAAATAGTAGAACTAGGCTTGTTTGAGCTATTACCGTTTATAAACTTGCTTGGCCCCTCTAAACTCTGTGATCCAATTGTGATGAAAGATCCTGATACATTATATAAAGAAGACCAATTAGAAAAAACTGAATCGCTTTTCTTTGTGATAAAAGAAGATGTATAATGATATGATTGTTGTTTTCCGTCTGTATACTTAGCTGCTCTTAAAAAGTACTCGTCACTGTATGAGTTTTTAGAATTTATGCCATCATGCCTAGCGAGATTAATTGCCCATATATCGCCATCTATGATATTTATATTTTTTAGTTCTATAGTGTTAATTGTATTGTCAGATACTCCATCACTAATGTACGCAGTAAGTGATGTACTGTCAGCAACTAAGTTAACTACTGTACTTTCTTTACTTACGCTTGTAGACGATCCAGTAATGTTTAGCCTTAGAAGGCTTTGTGTTGCAGTATGATTAATACTCTTGTCAAATGTATAATAGCCTTGTAATGTGAAAGAAGAAGTAGTGTAAAGCCCATCGGAGCTATCATTACTTACACCATCTGAATAAGTGCCTTTTAACTCGGGAAAACCTTTTTCTATTCTAGAACTAGATAGATAGCCAGACTTTACAAACGGTGTTGAAGTGCCTCGACCTTGATGATCCAAGCTTACACTATTTAAGTTAGATAAACTTCCTGAAAAATTTAAAAAATTAATTACATCTTTTTTTGTTTCTTTTGATGTTTCTAAATTTTTTATTTTAGAACCACCATATTCTCGGAAATTAAATATATTTTCAGCTTCAATGCCGGATGATCGAAATATAGATCTAATTGCATCTAGACTGCCTTTTGTTTGCTTAATATTTGAAATGTCAGAAAGAATTCTTCGCCAGATCAAGCTTTGAAGTTCATGAAGACTCCGGACAGCTAGTTCTGGATTGTTTTTCATATCATACCCATTAAACAATTGATCTAGATTTGCATTTGAAAAAAGTCTAGGCAATGAAATTCCCAAATGATTACCCAGTCTTTCTAAAAACTTATTTGAAACAGTTTCGTATTCATTGTACTCTACAAAATTAATTTTCGAAAAATGATCTATGTATATTTTTATTTCATCAAATATCTTTCCCCAACTTAACAGTAATTTAATTAAAAGTTGAACCGACGATGGCGTATTTTTATTTGATTGTATTGATGTTTTTTCAGCAAAAGTTGTATCTAGATTTCCTAAAGTTTTCTGAAAGTTGTCTTGTTCATTTCCCAATTCTAAATAATGTGGTGGTATTAATTTTGTAATTAAATTGGGATTGACATCATCATAACTAGCTGCGTCTATTAGCATTGATGCATTAAGCGTTGACACTTCACTATAACCCGGGAAAAGAACAGGTGAATCTTTTAATTTTTCCATTCTTACAGGTTGAATTGCATGACTACCTGTATTTCTTGTATAAGTAGATAAATAATTTTTAATTGTTGCATTTAGACTGTTGCCTGAAGCGTCAAGAATAATATTGTTTCCTGAATATTCTCCATACGGCTCATTAAACTTATAGTACATTGCGAGATCATCTTGACCAGAAACAGAACGATATGCATATTTTTTAATTTCTTTTTTTGAAATAGCTCTGTGAAATAAACGTAGTTCGTCTAACGAACCTGTTAAAGTTTGTTGAATATTAAAAATTGATTTATCGTCTCTAACACTAGAACCACGACCCAGGAGCATACTACCTGATGGTGCTAAGTTTTCAATATAAACTTTATTACTAGAAGTAACGTATCGATGATCAACTATGCTATCTGACATTAGCATTATAGAACTAAATTGATTGCAAACTTGATATTCTGCTGTCACATGAACAAATTCTCCTTTTGGTAGAATTGCAGAACTTTTTATTGATCTAGAACCTGAGTTAATTAAAAAATCAATTTGACATGTGTCAGTACTATTTGATTCACTCAGATATATTCCAAAGTTATATGCTAACGATTGAAATTTTTGAAGTACTGCTTGATTATCATTTTCTTGTTTTGGGAAGTTAATAAAAAACTGCAAATTTACTGGATTGATACCTGGGTTTATTTTACCCGTCCCTTTTTTGTTCCTTGATAATGTACTATACTCTACGCCTGAGTACTCCTGTATATCTGCGTATGTTCCGTTTGTTTGCTGTTCTCCTGTCTGAGTTCCTGAAAAGATTAAGTATCCTACATTTTTAGGATAATTATCGTAAACATGCTTTTCGTATCCCGTAAGCCTGTCTTCAAACGATTCAATTTCTTTATTAGTGCCATCATAAGGAAACTCATTTAGTATTAAATCAAAAGATTCGTTGACCTTTGCTACTGCTGAGTGGAAAAATGTATGATTTATGAACTGACTATAGTCTGTATTGATCTCTTGAGTTGAAACTACTCCTGTTTTATCACCATATCGATATGAAGATGTACTTTCAATATTTGTATTTTTAGAACTTTTAAAAGATATATTTTTATCTACAGTCTTATTTAAGTAAGAAGAAGCAGGGCGACTAGCCATTCTTGGCTTTGGTTTAAATAGTTTGGATGGTTGTCTTTGATTTGACAATGTTTTTCTTTTCGACATATTGCAACCTTTATTGTACTATAAATTTAGATGCAGCATCTGTAATATATGTGTTAATGTTCCCTTGCTTTACTAGGTATTCAAAAGAATAAGATCTACCTCGTGGTAGATTTGACATGTAAAAGTCATAATACATTCCTGCTGAGTCTGTTGATAGTCTCGTTGAATTCGTGGTCGTATCAAATGGAATTATAATTCTTCCTGTGGCTGAATCTTTAACGGAATAGTGAACGTTTTCAAATATTTCACTCGGTTTGTCTATCGGTCCTTTTGTAAAAACAACTTCTCTGTCTGCGTTTTCAATAAACAAACGAATTCTAATAAAATCATTTTCTTTATATCTGTCGTTTAAATTTAAAGTTGTTGCTAAAAGTCTGCGCTCTTTATATAACAAACTAGTTCTATTATTTTTTTTCACATTTAGCGAAGAAGAAAGATATGTAATTGTTTCATCAGCTGAAGACCATATTGCATCGAATTCTAATTCATTATTTGAATTAAGTGCAGCCTTGATATCTGTATCATAACTTGACAATGCAAAAGAAGCAGAATAAAGACCGGTAATTCTATTTTCACTCCTGACAGCTTGTGATACACTAAAGTTCTTAGAAAGTGATCCTGATCTTATTTTTAAAATCATCACATTGGTTGCAGCTAAGTCTGTATCATCTGGTTTTTTAATATTGCTAGGCTCAGATCTAGAAAAGTTATTCAAGTACAACGATCCTGAATAATCAAAAACAAAATTGCCATGATTGTCTATGATACTATCATCATAGAATACTGACAGTTTTGGACGCAAAGCAGAGTTTGCTGTATTTCTAGAAGCGAATCTTTTAACAAAATAAGAATTTGTGTCTGTTTCATAGGATCCTGAAAGTGCTACGACAAAGCCGTTATTTGTTATCAGGCTTTTTACTGAAGCTGATACGAAACTAGTTATATCAATGTTTAGATCTTCTTCTCCTGATGTGAAAAATTGCTCATAACATAACGGGATTGGTGTTAATTGACCGTCTATAGCTCCACTTGTGATTATATCAATATCTGCTTCGCCTAAGCTTCCAGACTTACTTGCTCCGGGTAACGACCAAGTTGTTAATATACCATCCTTATATGACGATGTCAACCAATTAGCTGAACCTAAGTCTTTAAATTCTGATATATCAAAACCAGTTCCTTCATCAAAATCTTTTGCCAGTGGGAAAACAATAACATTGAAATTTGTTGGGGTAGTCTGACCACCATATACATCATGTAATATTAATTTTGATCTAAAACTATCGTCACCTACGTTTATTGATCCTTCGTCATGCATTGTCTTTATAGCAGACATATCAAACTTCAAAAGTAGTCTAGAGTTTTCAATTGGTTTGTCGTAACCGGTTAAAGTAGATTCATTATATAACTTAAATATATCTAGAGTACCTGCTTGGCCAACATTTGCATCAGTCGCTCTGAATCTATTGTTTATTATTTTATTGGTTATATAGCCGTCTTTACTAGCTGATAGAATTCTTTGCATTAGTTGATCCTTCCAATTATGTCATCATTTGGATGTCTAAATTCAAACATTCCGCCTCGAGGAGGAAAAAGCATACCCCTGTCTAGATTTCTTGCAGGACTATAAGTTTCAATTGAATATTGCCTATTTTCAAATGTACTTGATCTATTTAGAAATCTTATACTCCCTACAGATAACACGCCTCTTGTGTTTAAAATGATATTTTCTATATCACCTATCATGATAGGCTGATCAATTTGTATATTTTCAATCTTAAAATAACTCTTAAGGCTAGCATTAATTGACTGTATTACAATTTCAGGGTTTGATGACATGTCAATGTTAACCGAATACTTTAATGCAAGATTAATTACCTGTACATCTAATACATCTACAGCGTCTGATATCAGTCTATACTGGCTTAAGTATACACCTAAATTTTCTTTCAAAACGTCTGGAGAAATAATTAATTTTCCTGTACTGTCGCGCGAGACAATATGAAGTTGAGCTGATAATGGATTTGATGGGTTATCTCTAACTGAAACCCTAAAAACTCTTCCGAAGTTAGAAGGCATACTATAAACTCTTGCAATCAAATCCTCTCTAGTTACTACTCTACTTTGTGATGTTTTTGCAAAAATTGCTGTACTTCTCAATTCATCTAGCGTGGGTTCGTTTTCACCACCTGATGCCGGCATTCTATTAGTAACAGACATTGTACTTCTTATTTCAGATACTTGCGAAGAAGGTACAGCTGAATTAAATTTTGTGATTAATGTTCTTATAGTCTGAATTCCGCCTGCAGGTACGTTGTTATCTAGACCACCACCGTGCCTATAAGTTATTGTAAGTGTAGTATTTCTAGGACTCATACCAAGCGTATTTGTGTCCAACAAACTATTTGGATCGATTGATATTTTTGTAAATGTCTTTCTATCACCAAACAGTTTTATTGCATGATCTGATGGATCTGGTATGATATCTTCATCATACTTATCTTCATTTCCGGCTCCGAATCTAAGTGTTGTTGCACCCGTTGACCTTGATCTAAATTTTATAAATCTTTTTGGGGCAGGTATGACCCTAATTCTTTGTTGAACTAGCTCGGAATCCTGTCGAGTATTTTCCATTCTTTCATATATTGTATCCTGTGTTAGCGATTCTACTTCATAATAATTATCTTCAGAAGAATCAATGACTGTTACTATTTCTGTGACATCTGTCTTTTCGAGATTTATTAATCTAAAGGGAGTGTACACATCAGGAATAGATATCGTTTCAATAAATGTTTTAGCACTAGTACATCTACCCGTCACTGTCATTGTCATTTCAGTAACATTATTATTGCTATCTGTAGCTAATATTTCAATGTCTGCTGTATAATCACCCAATTCATTTTTCTTTGAAAAGTCTATCGGGTCTAGAAGTGTGAATTCAACACCACTCTGGCTTACAAATAATGTCTCGCTTAGTATTATTGGTATATAAAGTGGATCTGGCATAAAATCACCACCTGACAATATTGCAGGAACTTTAATTCTTACAAGAACTTCGACAACAGAGGGTGATGGCCCAGATATCTCAATCCCTGTCTGTCTTATGTGTGCTTCAATATTTGATTCTTCAACAGCAGTCTCAATTGACAATTCATTAAACTGATGATCCATGTAAAATGACATGCTGTCGCCTACGTAAGCAGCAACATCAAGAAGCATCCCGGCCAAAGAACCTTCAGTAAAATCAACAATCTTATCACCGTAGTGTTGTCTAGAAAATGATTCTAGCTGACTTCTAAAAGATTGAAAGTCTTTTTGAAGATATGATACATCTTTATGCTTTTTAACTTCTTTTTTAATATTCCTTGCCATCTATGCCTCTTTTAATTTTCCTACCCAGCAATAGTAAGTTCTACCTCTATTGCTTGATCTGTTGTTTGCAATCTAGATATGTCGTACTTGACAAACACAATAATTCCAAATAGTCCTGAAGAATTGGGTGGTTGACCTTGTGTTGTCGATTTTATATCTTTTGTATTTGCATCCATACCTAATATTCTTATATCTATGTTTTTAATTTCAATGATCGGTAGATATTTATTTGCTGTTACAGTTATGCGACGTATTACTTCTGATTCAATAGATTCTAAGCTTGAAGCATCGTATAAGAGCGATTTTAAATTTGCGCCTAGGCCTGCGTTGCACAATCTTTCACCAAAATTAGTAAGCAAAAGATTTCTAAAGTTATCCTTTATTTGAGCTGCAGCATTAAAATGCATTTTATAAAAATTTTCGCCTGCTTTACCTGCTGAAAATTCAAGTGGCGTCTTAATACCAATTGGCGGGTTTACAGTAGAAACGATCTCAGTTAACTCTCTAGCAGTTACCAATCTTCCCGAACTCTTAAAACTAAATCGCTTTCTTGCCATGACAATCCTTGTAATACATTAGATATATATACTTTTATTTAAATTTATTGTCATGTTAATTTATTCTAATTTTATGCAACTCAATCTTTATCATTTGCTTCACCAAATATTTTAGTTGATTTAATCAAAACATCAACAACTTCCTGTGCTTCTGTTACAAAATTTGATATATTGATATTGTCGCCTAGCGTCTCTGCAGGGATAGATAATGTATATGCGGGTATTGTTTGTAGGATTTCGCCTTCTTTGTCCTCTATTTCTTGTTCTGGGATCGATACTGTCATACCTGCTGATGCTCCATTGTCTCTTGCTTCTCTTGCTTGTACAAGCGGCTGGTATATTGCTGCAACTGGTGGAAAACTCTGTAGCACTGACATTAATAAATTAATTATTTGGTTAAAAAAAGCTACGTCACCAGAAACTTTCTTAAGAAACGGTGCTAATTCGCTATACAAAACATAGGGCTCGTTAACCGTGTTGACATCAACATCATTGTCACTACTAACTGCAAATTCTATTTTATCTCTTGCCTGGAGCCTCGAAACTCCATTGTTTCTTAAAGATAAAAATTGTTGGCCATCATTAATAGACGACTTAATGACTACGTTACCTCCTGAGTCCATATTAAGAAAAGACTGTCCTATCCTATTAGACAATCTTAAAGAGTTGTCTGCTATTATTCTATTATGATCAGCGTATGTTGCAAGACTCGAACCGCCCAGAGTATCTAAAATATCAAAAGAAGAACCAAATGTTTCATCAATCGCACAATTATTACTTAAATAAAGTCGTGCTCCGCAATTTGTTGCGTTTACGTCCGTTGCTAGTGTTGTATCAAATGTTGAATTTTGATCTAAAAGATTTCCAAGTTTATCTATTTCAAAACTTTCAAAGTCTGAATATTTTTCGCCCCTAACGCCCTTGGTTATCTTTACACTCCCATTACTTCCATCAAGACCACTGGTGTTTTTTAATTGTTCTAGTTCTTCTTTTTTTCTACCTACACACAAGTCTATTGCTGGTGAAAGTGGATATCTTCCGTTGAGTCTAGGTTCTGTTTGCTGCCCAGTAAAAGCTTGTTTATTTAAAGTGCTAGGTTGAAACTTTTCTGTTGTCAGATGTAACATAGCATTATTTGAGCCTTGTAATAATGAATCTCCACATTTTCTTCTAACAGGCGGCACTGGTTCAGCTGTAAATTCTTGTCTATATGCAAATGAGTCATTTAAAATAACATTATTATTTATTCCAAAAGGTAAGTTTATCGCTACGGGATTATCAAAAGATGTATATGCCGATTTGTCCAGATCATCGATTTGATTAAATAAACTTCCGGGCTGATTGCTCACATTTGCATTATTTTCATTTAATTTTGATTCTATTAGTCTAAATCTTTCTGCATGTGTGTAATTTGGATCATCTGTTTGTTTTATTCCTGTTTTTCTAGATAACCAGTAGTAAGTAATTCTACCAAAGAACTCATCTTTTAGTAACCAAACATGTTCGCCGGGCTTAATTGGAAGTGATAAATGAGGGAAGAACGGGTAACATATTACAGGAGGCTTACCTTTAAGTGCTTCTGAATCATCAATAATATAAGCGATTAAAGAATTTTTAGTCATTATTTCGTAGTCTTCTTTATTAACTACGTTTATAAGCTTACCTTTTCTAGCATTTATATAAACATCAGGTTCACCAATAAAGTCTCTTACTATTCCTGTTAGATAACCATACCCAGTACCTGAGCCTGCCATACTTTTTGTACCAGTATACGCATTTGTAGGATCTGCGTCTCTAATACTCTTTCTAAAAGTTGTTCCTTGAAAAAATCCACTCATTAATTATCCGATATCTTATTGTAAATATCATCGTCAGATATTGTACCAGCAATTTCTTGCTCTTTTGATATTAATTCTGCTAATTTGAGTATTTGATCATTTGACTTACTCATTCTTTCAAGATACTTTGTCATTAGTGTTCCAAACTGGAGATGTATTGCGTGACTTCCGTGACTTTGCAAAACAAGATCTGTCAAAAGCAATCCTGCTGTTTCTCTATCGTCCACAGCATTTTGATAAGATTCTTTCCATAAGAGCTTTTTTTTGTCTTCTGTACTCTCTAAAGTATCTAGCAGATCAGCGAATTCTTTAATTTTTTCTTCTTTCTTCTTGCTAGATCTTTTTAAAACGTCTTTTGCTTTTGTCATTGTCGTCATCCTTTAAAGAGTACATATTCATCATTATTCTTTGCCAACTCCCTATATTGCTTTCTAATTCCTGACATTGCAACTGAAAGTTGCTTGGGATTTAATCCGGATATCTCTCTCAAGTATACAAAAACAGCGCGCTTGTTTAAAAAGTCTAAATCATCAATACTCTTAAAAAGTGTTATAATTGCTGTTATACAGAGCTTTTCATTTGCGTTCGTAATCTTGTCTTTGAGTTTTTCGTTAACTATATGTATTGTTGCAATTTCTTCTTTTAGAATAAAGCTGTCTTCCGGAGAAGGCGATATCTGATGTGTTTCTATGTAAGTCTTGTCTCTAAAGCTTAAAGTTTCGTCATTGATGCTTACATGCCTATTTCTGTTTTTAACTCTTTTCTTACTCTGTATTATTAAGAAATTTTTTGCGCAAACATTAAAGTATGAAAAAGCTTTTGACCCCTTTGCAGGATCAAATTTTTCCAGTATCTCAAATAAAAAACTGACACAATCGTTTTTAAGCTGGATAAAATGTTCCTGACTATATGAGAAGCCATGAATAAAAATTAAATTTTCTGCTAGCTTTTCAAACGAAGGTTTTATGTCTGTTGTGTATATTTCATTCTTTTCTTTTCTAGTCTCTGAATCTTGATATCTTACAACAGCATTGTGTGCATCTTTTCCAAAATATGGTCTTTTTTTAACTTTTACTGGCTTTGATGATGCTGTATCTTTGTTATTTTTCGTCAAGTTTTGTATCTTGACTGTCTTCTTCTTTAATTTCACCTTTGATCCCTGTATCAGAAGTCAATGTATTAGCAATCTTTAAAACAGCAAAATGACATTGTTTAATATCGTTAACAACTTGTCTTACTTCTATAGAATCAAAAAAGACAGGCTTTTGAAGAACTTCATTCATTTTACCATAATGGTAATTTAATAAATCCAAACTTTTTTCAACCGATTCTTCAATATTCAAAATAATAATTGAGAATTTATAAAGTTTCATTGACGCTAGTACTAAAAGCAGCAATAAAAAAACGATGGTAACAATATAGATATATTCTGTTAAAAACACTACAGTACTTCCGCAAATAATTTATTATACTTTTTAATAATTGCATTTTTTGAAAAATTTTCTTTCATATGATCAGAAATTTTCAAAGCATTATTTTTATGGTATCCATAATTATAATACACTTCATCTAACTTTGTAAAATAAGATTCTCTTGATGGCTCTGCCCATCTCGTATCTTTTACAAATATTCTATCATCTATTTTAGCTTTTGGAATGTCTATCATATTGTAGTCTACGGGTAAGAATGGTTGCCCTTTTAAAAACTCTAGGTGTCCTGAATAGTTTGTTGCTATAATGGGCAATCCTGCTGCTGCTGCCTCAACAAGCGGTAGTCCATAGCCTTCTGCCCTAGTTAAAGATACATAGCAACTTATATTTTTATTCTTATACAATGCTGCTAGTTCTTCTTTTGTCATATTACCATGCAGTAAATAAATCTTAGGATAACTAGAATCACCTCTTGCATTCTTTACTAGCTGACTGAAGAATTCTTTTGTTTGATTTCTATCACGTGAAGATGTTTTTCCCATGCATGTTTTAACAACTATGCCTATTTCTTTATTGTCTTTGAATTTTGTGCATATATTCGAAATTGTATTTGCTAGATTTTTTCTATCTTGAGCGGGATCTAGATGTGTCAGCATCCCTATTGTTAGAAAATTAAACGGTGTACTTAACTTAAGATCAATATCCTCAATAGAATCCAAGTCTATTGTATCGTGATACCATTCAGGTACTACATCTATTTTTTTAAGTAGTATTCCCGATCGTTTTAATACGTTCTTAGTAAATGTAGAAGGTACAACTATGCTGTCCATCTTATTACAAGCTTCAATCCACTTGGGATTACATTTGTCAGATTCAACTGCTGCTGTTATACCTACATTAAATTTACCTAATTCTGAATTCCACTCATCTGGTAGTTGGACTTGAAAAGTAGCGTCATAGGGTGGAGCGACCTTTTTTGATCTTTTCATCACTTCACCTATCAAACCCATCTCTTTTGTATCATCAACGATCCATGAACAGTTTCCCCAGTTTAAACATTCCACATCGATTTCAAAGTTTCGTATTTTACTCTCTGAAAGTAGCCAGCTAAAAATCTGTCTGGAGTGCACTCCGTATCCGCTACTTGTCAATATCGGTGCTCTTAATAAAACTTTTTTCACTTATTTGTCCCTTTAGTATTCAAAAATTTGCCACGAAGCTTTATCTTTATCTTCTTTAAATTTAACGATTGATCTAAGCATTGACTCATCCCATAAATCAACAGTTTTTTGTAGTGAAAATTCTGATCTAGCATAATTTAGAACTTTTTTTCTTAACTTTGTGTATTCTACCGGTCTTCTTTTCCAAGTCTTATAAAGTTTCATGATACCTTGAGAAGTATTCTTATTTGTAACATAATCTTCATAGATGTACGGAACTGTCTGACTTCCTACCAATGACTGTAGATCTATTTCTAACGCGACACCGTTCTCTTTTCCAGTTTTGTGATTAACTACCTGTCTAGTTAATCCTCCTGTCTTTGCTGCAATTATCGGTGTTCCTGTCATCATGGCTTCAAGAGTCGACAAACCAAATCCTTCTGCAAACGATATGTTAATGCAAAAGTCAGTTATATTGTATAATATATTCATTTTTTCAAATTCCAATCGTTCCCTAGAAAAGAATACATTGTCCTGTATGCCCAACTCTGATGCTGTTGCAAACAAATTAGGTCCTTCTTGATCTGTAGGCTCTGTATGCATTATCAAAGTTGCTTTTCTATGTCCTTCACTTCTCTCCAATCTATCTAAGAATAATTTCCAAGAAGCTAATACATCATTAGGTCTCTTTCTTTTTGCATTTCTATTTACCCATATACCTACAAAATGATCAGATCTTTCTGGGCCTAAAAGATTTAGCTTGTGTTTTTCTTTGTTTTCTTTAGGTAACGGGAAAAACAATTCTTCTGGTAATGCATGTGGAATAAAATTTGTTTTTTCCGGATAATGATCTTTTAACATTGTATAAGTCATGTGTGAATGACAATTAATTGTGTCAGTACCCTCATAGTAAAATTCATTGAACTTTGGAAACGGATAATTATCCCAAACATGCCACCAAACAATTGGGCAAACTTGATGAACTTCATCTTCCATGTCAAAAAGCCATGTAAAAAATCTAGGGTCTGTAAATATAAACAAGATATCAGGTCTTTCAGTAGCTAAAGTAATTCTTAGCAATTCAGGATTACCAAAGCCATCGATGGGCTTGATAATAAAATCTTCGTTTACTACAACAGTTCTATAATCAGCATGCTTCATTGCTGCGCCAAACTGTCTAAAAGTCCATCTATTCTTTTTTAAAAGACCCTCAATTAAATGTCGTGTTTGTGTACCTACGCCGCTAGTTGACAAAGCGTGGTCTGACAGAACTAAAACTTTTAATTTTTTATTACTCATAAGTTCATCTTCCATAATGATTATATACTAATAATATACTTCTGTCATTAAAAGTAAACAATAAGTTAACTTAAAATTAGATGTTAAACTGTATATTATAGTTGTCATATAATCAAAAAATTATTTGCAATGTTCTGTTCCCTCATACGGACAAAATGTACAGCTATGTCTATTCTTAAGAAACATTCCCTTTCTAACAGACTTGATCATGTTTCTCATAAGCTTAATTCCTTTTGCATATGTTTTTGGGCCAACTGAAACATTTACGATATCACAAACTTTTCCTGGCTTTGCACCTCTTTTTAAAAGTATAAATGCACATCTTACGTCTTTCAAGTCAATGTTGTGCTTTTTTGCCCAAAAGTGTTTGTATAATATAAGCTGTGCTGTCATACCTAGGTCTTGCTTTTTATCCCTTCGCCAACCATAAGCACCTGCAGTTTTCCAGTCGACAATCCAGTACTCAAAACCTTTACCTTTCTTTTTAGGTACCTTAAATACAGCATCAATAAAACCTTTGAATGAAAGATCCTTGTCCAAATTTTCTATTTCTTCATACAATTGTTCTTCAGCCTTAAAACACTCCCAACCTGGAAATGTTGTGTCTAAAAATGTTGAAACTTCATCCCACATATTATTTGCCCACCTTTCCCATTCTTCAACAGGTTGATGTTTATACCACCCAGGTTGCTTAGAATACCAATCTGGATTCTCAAAACCGGCCTTCTGCCAACTTTCTTTCATGACACTTAGTATTCCATCACGATCAACCTTGCCTGTTGATATCAGTGTCTCACAGCCTTCGTGTACAGCTGTTCCAAAGTGAAGATAAGGTGAGTCATTAAACATATCAATTTTATCAATATATACCAATTTATGTCTATAACTACATTCTTTCCATTGTTTCACTTCAGAAAATGATATGTGTTTCTTACCAGTAGGAAACAGAATTTCGCTTTCATTACTCATTTTTTCACCGTTTTGTTTGATTTAATTTAATCTTATACAAAACTATATAAGTTTACACAGAAGGATCATATAAAGTATAAATTGCTGTTATTTCTTCACCAGGATTGATGTCACAAATTGTTATTAAAAATAAACAATTTTCTTGTTCATGAATCCTTGAATTTGGTTTTATATCGTGATTAAAAAAACCGCCGAGTGGTGTTCTAAGATAGTTGTCTTCAAAAAGATTATTAAACACGTGAGTCAAACCAAGATTTGTATTAGCCTTGATAAATTCTGTTGCAAACAAGCCAAGTCCGTTTATTTCTGAATTCTTAATTGTTAAGTAAGTTGGTAGAGGTTTGTACATAAAAAATTAATCCTTGTTTTGAGCTAACATTTGCTTTGTTATTTTATTTTTTAAATCTGTCAGTGAGTAAGGGTGGTTTCTTTCATGATAATAAATTTCTTTTGCACAGTCTTTGCCTGTAAAATCAATATTCATGTAATCACTTCCAACTACTCGAACATTGTAATCTATTTTTTTTATGATAGCAAGTAATTCTTTTTCAGTATTGTAGTGAATAACTTCGTCTACATATCTTATTGATTTTAAAATATACTCTCTTTCGCCTGCTGTCTGGACGGGTTTACACTTTTCGGGCCTTTCAATTGTAGGATCGCTCTGTAGTGCAATTATAAGATAATTACATGCATTATTTTTTGCATCTTCAAACATCTCAATATAACCTGGGTGGATTATATCAAAACTTCCTGCAATTAAACCTCGTTTAGTGTTAGTACTCATTAATCTTTTCCTCAAGCTTATATTTTGGATTCCAGCCTAAATCTTTTGTAGTTTCGCTTATATCTGCTAGTGTTTCTTTTACTTCAGCTTTGCGTGAAGGAATTACAACTCTTTTGCCTCCGATCATGTCTGCAATTTCATACATTGAATAGTTTCTTCCTGTTCCGACATTATAAATCTTATGTGGTATTTCCAATGTAGAAGAATTCATTGCGCATATATTTGCATTAACTACATCATCAATGTAGGTAAAGTCTCTTCTTTGCGTTCCAGGTGAAACTATTGTCATTACTTTGTTATTTGCACTTTGACGCTTAAACAAACCGATAACTGGCGCATACTCACCTTTAAGCGGTTCTCGAGGACCGTAAACATTAAAGTATCGTAGTACTATGCTTGGCAAGCTATATAGCTGATTATAAAGATCACAAATTCTTTCGCCCATCCATTTTGACATTGAGTATGGGTTTAGACAATCTGTTGGCATATTAGGGTTAAACGGTATTAGATTCTGCTTACCGTAGAGCGATGAAGTACCAGAATATATTAATCTTTTAATGCTATTCAACCTCGCCCATTCTAGAACCCTCTGTGTACCTATTACATTTACCTCAAAACATTGATTGGGTGCACCAATGGTTGGTTGAATTCTGCTTCTTGCAGCAAGGTGGAAAACATAGTCAGCATCATAAAAGATATCGTTGCAATCATCTTTTGATATGTCTTTTTTAAAATAAAAAACTTTTGAATTAAATTCTTGATTATAATAAAATCTTTCATTTTCAGGTGCTGAAAGATCATCGATGACTCTTACTTGATGACCTAATTCTACCAATCTATCTACGATATGTGAGCCTATAAACCCACATCCGCCTGTTACTATTGATATCATTTAATTCTCGCTTTCAACTGTAATATTGAATTGTTTTTAATATTTTCAAAATTATCATAGTCTTTAAATAATAAATTATTTCTTAATTTTTGATTTTTTAGTCAACGCCCCTGGAATATCATACCAGTCTAAATCTTTTCTTACTTGTTTGTTTTTCTCCCAAGCCCCTTTCATAACGTTAGGTGAAATACCCAATTCTTCTGCTTTTTTAATCATTGCATTTAAGTCTTTAGGAAAACACTTTCCGCCAAAACCAAAATCACCATCATGGCCGGGGACATCAATGTGAGAATTACCAATACGCCCATCAGTTATAAAACCTTCTACTGCTTCGTCCCAATTGCCACCAATTGCCTCACAAATCTGATGCATCTCATTCATAAACGAAACCTTAGTAGCAAAGAAACAGTTTGCCATATACTTGATCAACTGTGCTGTACCGAAGTCTGTTTTAATTATCTTTGTGTAAGGGAAGCGAATCCTATACAAATCTTCAACTTTTTTCAAAGATATTTCATCATTACCACCCAAGACAATCCGGGAAGTATTAATAAAATCTAGTCTTGCTTTTCGCTCAGTTAGAAACTCAGGATTAAAAACGAAATTAATTTCTGGATATTTTGCAGACAATTGCTCAGTTGTTCCTGGCACAACAGTAGATTTGATCACCAACACTTGATTTTTACGCCTATGTGTGAGAGGACAGTTGTTCATTATTTCATCAACAACACCTTCAACGATTGAAAGATCACATTCTCCCGACTCAAACATCGGTGTTGGAACACAAATAAATACAACGTCTGAGTTTAAAATTAATTCATTTAAATTGTGCGTAGATCGTTTTGGGTCTTTGTCATAAATCATTATGTCATCAGTATGCAGTATAAAACCGTGCATAATTGCTGAACCTACAAAGCCATTACCTATAATGCCTATATTCATTCTAACTATCCTTTTTTAAATTACTCTGGGCTTAAGCGTCTTAGATAAGAGTCACCCATTCTTTCTTTTTCTTTAGTTATCGACGGACAATGGCTTCCGGCTCTGTGAATTAAATCGTAAAACATCATCATGCACATTACTTCTACTGTATGGAAATATTCACATTTAAAAAACATTTCATCTATTTCTTGTTTTAATATTTGTGATTTTTGACCGCTAACCATGAAAGTATTAAGTTTTCTTTCATCAGACCAATGTAATGCGCTAATTATATTAGAAGAATTACCAGAACAAGAAAGACCAATTACTAGACATTCCTCAGGATTTTCAACATATGTCATTGTTTCAAGCCAACGAACAAAAACTTGATCGAAGCCGTGATCATTTGAATTGGATGTTATAAAGCCTACACTATCAAATGAATATACCACTTTGTTCTTAATTAGTCTAGACATGTCTGTTGCCATATGTCCTGCAACAAAATGAAGACCACCATTACCAATTACAAATATTTTTTTTGCCTTATTGATTTTATTAACTAGTAACTCATACTCATGTGAGGTAAAAGCTTTTCTACATTTCTCTTCTATACTTTCAAAGTCTATTATCATTTTATATTTCCTATTTTATGATAACTACGCTAATTATTTTAACATGTTTTCACAGGGTTTAATTTATACATTGTCAATTATTGTGAAAATATTTTAGCAAATATTAACTTTAGTTCTATTATACTTAAATTCTTTTTAATTGTATTACCTTTTATGTTACTTAATATACAATTAATCGTTTCTGAATCTGTATTTTTTTTATCTTTTTTTAGTATCTGAATAAATCGATCTTCGTTATACACATTTTTAAATATTTCAACATATCTTTTATTCTTTTTTAGAAATGAATTAATTACAGCTTCTATTTCTTTTGAATTATTCTCAAATAATGACTTGGTTATTTTGTTTGCAATATCAATACCTATCCCAACTGCGATTCCATGAGGTACCTCAAATCTAGTTATTGCTTCTATTGCATGGCCAAATGTATGACCATAGTTCATAATATTTCGTAACCCCTTGTCAAACTCATCAATCTCTATTATTTCTTTTTTTATCTGCAATGCTAGCTTAATCAAGCTAGTTGGTACTTTATTATTATTAATACAGTCAATGAGAACATTGTAATCTATTCGATGTTTTGAATCTAAAAAAGCAACTTTGATTATCTCACCAAGTCCTGATTGAATTTCTTCTTCTTTTAGTGTAGCTAGAAAATTAGTATTTATTTTTATTATTTTTGGAGGGTTAAAATTACCAATTATATTTTTAAAATTGCATAAGTTTATAGACGTTTTTCCACCAATACAGCTGTCACATTGTGATAACAAAGTAGTTGGATAAAATACCCAATCTATACCTCTGTATAGAATACTAGATATAAAACCAGCTATATCTTGTGTTACACCACCACCAATTGCACATAAAGTATTTCCTCGCTTAATGCCGGCATTTATAAGTTTTTCAATATAATAAGCACACTTCAAGTATGACTTATTTTTTTCATTAGCAATAATACAAACTATTCTTTTTTCGTCTATGTGCTTAAAAGATTCATAGTAAAGCTTATAAACAGCTTGATCGATTAAATAATAATCGAAATTTAAATCTAAAGCATCAGAAAACTTTACTTGATAATCTCTAATTGATGATTTTATTTTCATTATTTGTTATCTCAATGAAGTTGTTTATAACTGAAATTATATAATCAATTTCTTTCTTTTTTAAACCATTGTACATCGGTAAGCATACATTATGATCTTTCATATAGTAAGAATTGTCCAGCACATCGCCTGTTATGCATCCCATTCGCTTGCTTATATCCTGCTTATCACAAGTATAAGAATATGCTGGTGGCGGGAGCTCTATTCCCATTTTTGATGTGAATAATGTCAAATCATTTCGAACTTTTAAGTTTTTAGTTAATAGAAAATATTTATAGTAACCTGAATTCGTATTTTTGGGAATAACAAACTGTCGTATATCATCACTGAATATTATACGTTTATCGTAGTTATTTGCAATCAATGTCCTTTCGTTTATTATCATGTCAGCATTTTTTGTATGTAACAAAGCAAGTACTGCTGTTATCTCTGACATCTTTGAATTGTTACCTATTTCAAAAGATTCGTAATTGTTTATAGTCCTATCCAAGCCTATTGATCTTATTTTTTTGATTTTATTAGCTAGTTCATTAGAAGCTGTTGTTATAACACCACCCTCTCCTGACGTCAATACTTTTGAGTGGTGGAAAGAAAAACACGCGGCATGACCAAAGTTACCTGCATATAAGTTTTTGTATTTTGCGCCATGCGCACATGCTGCATCTTCTATTAAAAACAAACTATTCTTATCACAATATGCTCTAATATCTTCAATTTCATTTGTAATGATACCACCTACATGAACAATCATAATTGCTTTTGTATTTGGTTGTATTGCTTTTTTTATACTTTCAAGAGTTAAAGATAATGTTGTCTTTGATATATCTGCATATACTGGTGTTGCCATACAATTATATATCGACATAACAGAAGCTATAAATGTGTATGATGGAACAATCACGCTGCAGTCTTTTACATCAATTGCTCTAAGTATGCATTCTAATCCTGCTGTACAACTACTGACTGCAATAGAATTTTTAGAATTGTTAAACTCACACCAAAGATTTTCAAATTTACTAACATTTGGACCGCCATCAGTTAAATACCCTAACTTTAATGACTTTTCAATTTCATCTTTTACAAAGCGGATGTCGTTTTTGCTATATACTAGCTTATATTTTTTAATTTTCATAAAATTATAATCCAATGTTAGCAACAATAGACTGTGCATATAAAAAATCACTATTATTATCGATATCTACGCATTCTAGCTCCGGGACACTAAATGTAATAAAGTCTTTTGTAATTCTAGAACTTTCATTTTTAAATGCGCCACAGTTAAATACATAAAATCCTGCTTCTCTCATTAGTGGGTTCATATATTGAGTACCTACTAACTTATCTTTGAAATGATTGACCGGTTTGTCGTTAATCCAGAATCTATCATAAACCGGGTATAACCCAAAGCAAGATGTTTTACCCTTACTATTGTTTAAAATGTCAAAAGATTTTAAAATTGTGTCTTTTTTTAAAAAAGGAGTTGTAACAAAAAACTGTCCAATGATATCATCATCATCACAGATAAGCTTATCTAGTGCATGATTAATCAAATCATTTCCTGAAGTTTCTGGTGAGTTTAGCATTACGGGTCTTTCAATTGTATTAAATCCATTCTTTGCAGCTATTTCTAGTATTTTTTCATCTGAGCTATCTATAAAAACTTCAATATTGCATTGTTTGACTGTATTAAAAATATACTGAAACAACGGCTTTTCGCCTAACATCATTGTGTTCTTGCCGGGTAGCCTTTGATTGTTTGTTTTTATAGGTATAATGATTTTATTCATAGCGAGTCTGTATAGTTTAAAATTTTCTTAGAAGTGTTTATCTTGTCATTATAAACAAAATCGTTTGATTTTTCAATTTTATTTTTCAATAATTCCCAACCATCTTCTCTTTCCATGTCGATAATATTTTCAGAGTAATCTTTTGCAAAATAATTATCTATTTTATGCTTTCTTACACCATTAGTTGTAAGTATGATACAGTTTGTATTCATATGCATAATATCGAAAAATGCAAAACTATCATTTATTACTATGCAACAGTCTGAAACATATGCATGTTCACATAGACTTGACGGAAATCTCAAGTCTTTTTCTATTATTACATCAGGTTTGTTCTTCATCAATGATAGTGGACTGCACCAGTTTTCTACTGGATAACCTTTTTCTCTTTTTTTCCAAATTATTTCAAAATCATTATCATGTAAAAACTGGACTAGTTTATCACAAAATTTAGCAATAGCACGTGATGATGAAATATTTTTTTTGTCCATCCTTAAATAAGTTTCAGGTATAAAACATTTCTTTTTTTTACCTTTTGTCTTTGTAGCATACTTTAAGTGATCTAGTCTTACATTGCCCAAATAAGCATTTGGATAGCTATGATAACCATATTTTATGTCTTCTTTCTGTTTTAATATAGAAACAGTGGGTGTTACTTTTGGATTAGTTAAATGTTTAACCTCGTCCCACCAAGCAAAATGTATAACTTTTACAGTGCTTTCAATAAAAGGAAACCAAGTTGGGTATTTTGGTTTAATTTCTTGAATAAAGATTGTTGACGGATTATTGTTATCATAGTCTTTTAAATATAAATCATTATCTTCTTTTTTATAAAAATCAATATTAGGAATCATGCAATTTAACTCTTTGCATTTGTTTATAAAAAAGTTTATTATTTCTTCTTTTGTATAGTGATACAATTGGCGCTTTTTGTAGAAACAGTCAAAAAAACAAACCCAGCATTTTCTATTTTGCTTTAAAGCTTCGAATAAAACAGGCAACATATCTTGAAAATTTGCTGTGCCAAATATGTAAAAACCTGTCATTTTATTTATCCCTTTATACTAATAAAGTATGGTGTAGCTTATAATACTTTTGATAATAGCTTTTATTATTTTGTTATTTATCATTCACTATTAACTCTATAACTCCCATTAAAGATTCTACATTGTTAATTTGTTTTTTACACTTAATATTTAAACACTGCGTTAAGTAATCATGATAAAATAAATTTAAATCTCTTCTTGCTGTTTCTAAAGGTTTCCATTTTGCATTTAAATCAAACTTTTCAAACCATTGTGTTTTGCCATCAAAAACAAAGCTAAAACTACCATAGCTTTCTAAATCAATTAAGTTTAGTTTACCTTTGTATAGTATGACATTTGAAGATGCAAAATCTAAATAAAGACCTTTACTAGCTATAGACTTTTCCAATAGTGACAAAAAAAATTCTTTTCTGTGTTGACGTGTTGTATTTTCAACTACTGTCGACCAATCTCTGTGATTGTTGTTTTTACATAAACTTTTACCTTCATTCATGATATAGCCTCTTTGTCCGGTATCATCATGAATTAACGATACAAAAGATTCTGTATTGCTTTTATCATAAAACTCTTTGTCAAATCCAGCTTTTGTAATATCACCTTGCGACCAATTAGAAACCCATAATTTATAAAACTTTCCATCGTAATAAAAAACAGATCTTTCTCTTTTTTTCTTTACAACTGTTGATTTAGAAATTATGTGATTAATATCTTTCAAGTGGACTGTTTTATATTTCATTGTCAAACTCACTTTTATCTATCTAAGATGTTTTGATAAACATTTAAGTAACTATAAATACATTGTTCCCAAGAAACTATGTTTGAATTATTATTTTTAAAAGATTTACTAAGTAATATTTTTTCTAATTGAGCCCAGTTGTCAAAAACATGTTCATCACCCACTAATCCAACACTCGCGCCCCCTTTTGAAATTGCGTATGTAGGAATATTGCAAGATAAGCTTTCTAAGATGTGGTTTGGACAATTTTCATACTCGCTAGCGCTAACATAAACATTGTATTTTGAGAGCTCCATACCTATTGCTATTCCATGCAAAGGTTTGACCACCCTGGTATTCTTAAAAGTCCCTCTTTCTCTACCGATATAAGTAAAAGTGTAATCATCGTTATCTTTAACAAAGTTGTCAATTTTTTCATATACATCAAAACCCTTGCCCTTGTTGTTTGACCAATGATGGGTAACAATATTAATCTTTTTATTTTTAATTTTCGTTCTGGGCTGAAATATTTCTTTGTCAACTCCATTAAATATTACGAAGTTATTTTTGCAATGCCATCCTTCGTTTATGAAAAAATTTTTCGTCCAGTCACTTACAAAAACTGTTGCATCTGAATATCTACTAAACGCTTTGTATGCATCTACCCTCCAAGCTGCTGAATCGTACCGTCCTAGATCCATATCATTTACCCTATGTATTAATTTAACGTTAGGGTTTATTTTTTGTTTATACTCAATTGCGACATTAGCGTCTATTCCTAATTGATCGCCGTGCAAATCTTGTAAATGGATTATATCAATGTCTTTTTCTATTTTATTTGTTATTGTATGACCATTTTTTATAGCAAAATTTTTCATTGCTTTAATAAACTTATTTCCGCCGCCCCACGGTCCGTCAACTATTTTTCTATTTATCAATATTTTCATTTTATTCCTTGTACTGCTTATTAAGCATTTGATAAACTTTGTGATACTTTTGATAATATGATTCTAGTGTATCTTTGTCATAATTAATATTTGAAAAGTTTTTATCGAGAAAGGAAAAGTCTTTATGATCCATGCTTTCTTTTTTTCCTTCTCCTTGTTTCATTAATTTCATAGCGTGATCTATTGATTGCTTATATTCAGATAAAGTATTTAAATGATCTAAGCTGTAATATCCCAAGTGACCCCTAGAATGTCTATTTAAAAAAGAATTACAAACTTTGCTAGGGTACTGTTCATATTCGTGCAAATTCGTCAGTATTTTATATGTTTTTTCCTTTATCAAATCTTGCTTAACTAATGTATTAATGAAAAAGTTTTCAGGTTTTTGTACATTAGGCATTAAATCATTATCTTTATTTAATATTTCAAAAACTTTTCTAGAAAAAATATGAGGTGTTGCACCTCTAAATCTATTCATGAAATATTCATGACCGTCGCCTTCAACACAATCTACTTTTTCAATATAGTATTGCTCTAAAACATCTAATAGACCTGAAAAAACTAGTCTATCAGCGTCTGATCTTATAAATGTTTTAAATTTACTATCAACAGCTAGTTTTGCGCAATATTTAAATTTTTCTGCAAAACCTGTATTATCATCTAATGTTATTATGTTTTTAAACCCAAGCTTTTTAAAACAATACTCACTCAGCAAGATTGTTCTTTCGCCTGAGGCAAAATTAAAAACTAAAATTTCTTCAAAATTCATTTAGTACTTCTCGCTCAAATATTCCAATATTGGTTTTTTAATCATATCTGATTCTTTTTGATAAACAATATTTATATTTTCTTCTTTAAATTTACTTTCATCTAAGTATTTTTTTCCGCCTATACCAGAAAGATATTGATTACATCCTTCAACTTTAGAACATATATCTATCAATCTATTGTCACCTTTAAGAAAAGTTTTTTCATCTATCATAAATGATGTTTCTATATTTAAAAAATTTTTTATTTTTTTGATAATCTTTATGTTTGTATTGCACAAGCTTGCTGAAAAACAGTTATCAAATTCACTAAGTAGATCGTGACTTATTTTTTCGTTTCTCTTTAAATTTGTTTTTATTTTTTTCCAATTTTCAATTGGGTTGATGTAACATTTTTCATTTATTGGGATTAAGCCTCTTTTTGAACTCATTGTATACCATTTTTTATTAATATCAAATCTATTTTGGTATCCATTTTTTTCAAATTGACAATGAGTTAAAAAAACAAAAACATTAGCAGCTTCAATTTTTTGAAAAAACGGATACCATGGGAAAAACGTAGGCTGATGTATTGTCACTATACTATTTTTTTGATTCAATATTATGCTCCAGTATTTATAAGTTTGGTATTTTACCAATTGAAAAGTATCCATTGTCAATATTTGCAATTACCTTGCAAACTTCAAAACATTCAGCGTACTTTACGCCAATTTGATTGCCTCTAAATCGTGATAAAGAATATACTGCTTCAATGTCAGACTCACTTAAGAATTTATAAGACTTTATACTTTTGATTTTATCTTCTATTGTTTCTGTAATATCAACGTATACATGACTTTTAAAACTATCAGGTGATATCCCACCTAGTGTTAATTGTTCATACATTAAAACTGAAATATTGTTTTTTCTTGCCGCGGCAAATGTAGCTTCTGCTACTGCTTTATGATCTTGATGTGTATCATGATCCCAATGAGTAAAAATAACGTCTGGTTGATATTCTACTATTATATCATCAATTAATTTGACTAATTTTCTATCAAATTTAAACTCATACGGGTTCATATCTAAAACTTCTATCTCACAATTCAATCTTTTAGCAGCTTCTTCTTGATAAGATAATCTTCTTTTTTTTGCCCCTTGCATTATTTTGCCGTCTCTTGATTCTTGTGGTATTATGCATACTAAAAGTTTGACGTCATTACCTGAATTTGTAAACTTTGAAATACTACCACCCATTGATACTTCAGGATCGTCTGCATGTGCACCTATTACTAATAATTTCATTATTTATTTCCTTAAGATTATTAAATGCTTGCAAATTGCAATAAAGGTTTGTATATTTTTTCTATTTTTGATACATGAAAGTTTCTTGATAATTGAAATGATTGTTCACCTAGATCTTTGTATAACTCAATATTATTTTTCAATATGTTTATTTTATCAAACATTGATTGTTTTGAATTGCACAAACACCAAAGCAAATCGTGATAATCGTATCTTACTATTTCTTCTACATAAGCATCGTAGTGAGTAAAAAGTGTAGGTATGCCAAAAGAAAAGAAGTTCATTAGCTTTGTTGCTGGTTTTGTTGAAGTTATTGTGCCTCCGAATCTTTGTTTTTCGTGTGTATAGTGTATACAGCCTAGATCTAAAGGCATTGTCATATCTGCATTATTGCCTAATCGTGGGGTTGGCATTCCTGAAAACCAAGACATATTATTTTCATTACAGTACTGATAAAAATCATTGGTATCAGTAAATGTTGATGGTGTGCCCACATATCCTATTTTTTTTATTTCATTGCCTAGTTGTCGTCTATACTGCAATTCATAATCTTTACATGTATTTGTTATAACATGCGGTATTCTAAAAAACAAACCTTTAAAACTAGATATATTTTTCATATGTTGAATATGAACATTTGATCCGGCAATAATTGTATCAATGTTTTCTTGATGTTCTAGCCAGTGTTTCTTAGAGTCAACTACATCAAAAACAACTCTTCCTCCACGTTCTTTTATTTTTTTAGATAAACATAACATGTCGTACTTTACAAAAACAACAGTTTTTTCTTCATTGATATCAGCTACATTTAAGTCTCTATCGAGAACTAAAGATACTTTATATCCTTTCTTATGAAGAACTTTTGAAATAAATGTACCCCTCATGAAAGCAGAACCGCTGTCAGCGTTTGTGATAACAAAAATCAATTCTTTCATTTTACTCCTTAGTGCGTTTCCTGCGTTTCATAAAACAATATTATAAAAAATCATTATGATTTACATTTTTAATTTTATCTAAAAATTCATTTAAGTTATCTCCGACACATAAGTGTGGACATTTTTTAACGTCTAAATCTTTTAAAGCTTTTCTTCTTTTTTCGCCGTGCCAGATATTAAAAAAACTTTCATTCTTAATGTTGCCAATTAATCCTTCTTGCTTACCTGTAAGCGAGCAGCAAATGTAAACATCGCCAATAGCAGTTATTGTTGTTGCTTTAAATGATTGTGCATGACATGAGTTATAACTTCTACACGTGCCCTTACCTGATAGAATTTTTTCATATTTACCTTCGTCTATTACAACTTTAAAGTCTTTATCTTCGTAAGATTTTGCATTTTCAAAAAGCTTGTTTAGTTCTTCAGTATCTACACTTTTATAGTCATAAAGAAAGCCGAAACTAGGTCTTAGCTGCGCATAATCAACTCCTGACTGTTTACATACTTCTATAAACTTGTGCAAATTTCTATCCATTTCTGGATACTGATTTGTTATATAGCCGGCGCCTATAGTTGTATTTAAGTGATGATGTTTTTTAATATCTGACAACATTTTTAAATTTTTTATTGTTAAATCAAAATTTGCAGTTTTACCATGTGTCTTCTTATGAGTATCTGTGTCGTATGCGTCAAGTGAAACCCTTATCCACTCAAACATAGGAAGTAATTCTGCCATTGGCCATTTATGAAATCTTGATCCATTGCAAATCAATCCTATTTTAAAACCTTTTTGATGAGTAAGTCTTATAATCTTATCAAACTGCTTGTGTGTTGTCGGTTCTCCGCCACCCGTGTAGTTAATTCCTTTAACACCGCATGCGACTAATGCATCTAGTAAGTGATCAAATAATTCGAATTTCAAACTATTGTTATCATTAAAGATCAGTTCATAATCAATACACCCGGGACAATCATGATTGCATACGTTTGTCAAATCAATCTTTACTGTTACCGGTCCATTAGTGTCACCACGCTTATACCACTCTAAATATTTTTCTGGATGATTTAACACTTTATTTGAATTTAGAAAACTCATATATTTCGTCCTTAAAGTATTTAACGATTACTTTTGGAGTCCAAAAATCGTTAAAGTATTCTTTGCTTTTATTTTGATGAAAATTTAAATTATTTATAATATTGGTAATTGATTGTTCCCAGTTGTTATTGTTGAAATCAACTTCAGGTAAGTGTTGTTTCCAAGTTAATCCATTGTCATAAGAGTTTTTTCTTAAAACGATGCAGTTACCTAAATAAGATTGATCTACTATTCTAGAAGTATATTCTCCAATTCCTGGCGGATTGATTATAATCTTACATTGAAACGATGCTTTAATATAATCAATGTATGAAGTGCCTAGGTGAAGCACTGTAAATTTTTTGCTTTTTAAAGTATCAATAATATTCTTTCTTGATTCATTTGGATAATGACCGGTATCGTTACTCTTGCCGGGTAAATTAAAGTTTTTATGATCAGACCAAGATATTGTGTTGTCGTGTTCGCTAGGCTTGGGATAATTATAAGCTTTTTCAGAAAAGAATATACCAATATCATATTCTTTTTCTTGGTCACCGTACTCCTTTAAAATCTGTGCTCTTTTTCCGTAAACATGTTTATAGAAGTTATCATTAAATGACCATTTGAAAAATGGTATTACTTTTCCATTATTTTCTTCTGCCATGATGGTTATTTTTTTTGACCATTTTTTTGAGTATGCAGATTTAAAAAACAAAAATGGCTTACCTTTTGAATCAATGATTACTCTTTTGATTCTGCCACAATATTCATATATCTTTAAATCTTCATTGACGCCATCAGATGTATCTATGTATATATTTATTTTTTGGCCATAAAAACATGCAGTTTTTTTTATGATCGATTGATTACTGTATGTACTGATTAATCCAGAATTTAAAAGTTCTTCATGAATAAAGCTTAATCTTTTTATATCGTAGAATGCGCTAAACAACTATTACCTCCGCCAGATTTAAGTATATCTTTTATAAATATTTTTTTCAACTTAGTCTCCCTTTTCTATTCTAATGCTGTCACTGTCAAAATGCGTTGTTGAAAATTCAAACAACTCTGTGTCTTCCAACGCTTCCATTCTATGTCTCAACCCTCTATAAACATGAAAATTATCACCTTTTGTCAATATTACTTCATTTGCTAACCTGATATCATCATTGTCTGAATAATAGACCTTTACTTTTCCGGACTGTATATAAAAAACTTCATCTTTCAGCTTGTGATAATGCCAAGAGCATTTCTTACCCTTTACAAAATATAAAAGTTTTCCGCAATAATCTTCACAATTGACTATCCATTTTTCAAAACCCCAACCCTTTGGTACAAATTTAATTTCTTGTGTTGAAAAAGTCTTCATCACTTATTCCTTTGTCATCAATGTATATGTCCCCAGATGGTTTGCCTAGATATAATTCATGATATTTTATACCCCACAATGATAATTGTTCAATAGTGAAATTATAAAATTCATCATATGCTCGACGATGATCGTTGTTATGTCTTCCCATACCTCTTGCTGTACAAATTATAATCTTATTGCCTGTATTGAATAACTTGTTTACCTTATCTATTCTTGCTAATTTTGGCTTTGAATTGTTGTAATTACCATCTTTTGTTAGTGTGCACAGTGTACCGTCCAAATCAAATACGTAAGTTTTCATATTCTTCCCGCTTAACTGTGTAACAACCTAGTTTCGTAACGCTTAAAGCAGCGCATGCATTTGCTGTTTTGATCGATCGATCCATGTCTTTAGTTTCCAACCAACGAGATACAAGTGTTGCTAAGAATACATCTCCAGCGCCGCAAACATCATGTACTTCTACTCTTTTTGCTGGATATAGCCTGCCTTGATACTCACAACCTTTTGAGCCTAACGTAGTAATTATATCATTTGTTTGCTTCAAAAATAATGCTTCATTTCTTTCACTTTCATTTAGCTTAATTGTTGTATTTTCAAAGCTATCCAGGTTTTTCTTTTTTGTATCAGCAAATATCTTAGCATTAGTAAATTTATTACAGATATTAATAATTAATTGATCTGTAATAAACCCCTTATTGTAGTCAGACAAAACAATAACATCATAATCATTATCAGGAATATCTTCAAACCTCAAGCTTTCAAATGAATTTTCTATATCATATCGCATTAATTGATAATTAGTCTTTCTATCAATAAATCTAATTTTTTTAATATCTGATATACTATTTTGACATGTCACTATTTTAGATTTAGAGAGTAGTGAAATTAAATTATTGTATACATTTCCAGACATTCCATGTTTTGATACCTTACTTGTTTTTTTAAGGATAGGCACAGGTGCTTCTGGACTGATTCTATTTACTTCACCGAATACATACACATCTTGACATAATTCACCTATTAGCAATATTTTGTATTGTTTTTGTTGTTGAATAGCCCTTAACATAATTAAATATTCTTACCTCACTGATATCTTTTCCGACAACATCTTCAGGTTTATAATCACCACCCTTTACTATAATGTCAGGTTTTAATTCTTTTATAAGATTATACGGAGTATCTTCATCAAATACAATTACTTTGCTAACAAATATTAAGCTTTCTAAAAGTAGCTTTCTATCCTCCTGATTATTTATAGGTCGCTGTGCTCCTTTTAATCGCTTAATACTCTTATCACTATTCATACCCACAATAACACTTTCACCTAAAGTATGACAATATCTTAATAACTCTATATGCCCTCGATGTACAATATCAAAACATCCGTTTGTGAAGATTACTTTTCCAAACATAGTTCTTTTTTTATTATCGTTACAATATCTTTCCAGTTATGCAATTGTGCGTCTTTAAAACATTCATCACATTTTATCTTTAAACCACAAGGACCATGTGATGAAATATCAACATTAATGTTTTGAGGGTATGCTACCATTTTCGCGGATTGATAACCGGTTATGATAACTACACTTTTTGTATCAAATGATGTTGCAGCATGTACCAATCCGCCTTCAGAACTCAAAAATAATTTTGAGTAGCCTATCATTGCTGCTGTATTTGCAAAAGATGTTTTACCTGTCCAGTCAATAACACCGTCTAAAACTCTCGAACCTTCAATGCCAACTTGAACAAAGCGTATATTATCTTTAAGTTCGTTTACTATGTTTTGCCACTTTTCAAATGGATATGATCGGTTTTGTGTGTAGTTTGTTTTTGAATGTGGTTCTATTGTTATGAATGGCGGCGGATCTTCATTTTTTGATAAGTTAAAGCATTCTGCCAGTTTAGTCTCAAACCAAAATTCTGATGATTTTGGTTTAATCTTACACTTTAATTCTGGGTTTTGTATTCCGTACAACTCGCAAATTTGTTCAATAATGTGTTTGTCTGTTCTATGAAATGCTTTTTCGTGAGTATCTTTGATGCAATAATTTGCATTTGGGTTGTTAAGTACAAGAGGTAATATTTGCCAATTATTTTTTGCAGCATTCTTATAACTCATACAAAAATCATCATTGCTTTCAAACATTTCTTTGTTTTTTTCTATAAACTTGAAAAAGTCACCATTTTTTTCAACAGGCATTAACCTTATATTCTCACCATATTTTTTTCTTATTTCTCTTGCAACTGCTGTCCAAGTTAAATAGCCGCCTAATCCCATTTGCATACCTCATTCATTATTTGATAGTATCTTTCAACACAATCTTTAAAGCTATTGTTACTTTTTCTGTTTAATTCTTCTGATATAGAAAAGTCCATTTGCGGTGGGTTGTATAAATCGCATGGTTTATAATCCCATTCTTTTTCTAAAACAATTATACCTTTTTTAACTATTTCTTTAGTACCCCCGGTGGAAGAGCAAATAATCTTACAACCAGAAGCTTGTGCATCAACAACAACATTTGGACAATGATCTAGATACGATAAATGAACAAATGTGCTACTTTTCTTATAAAGTGAAAGAAGACTCATGTAATCTAAGTCTCCCATTAAAAAAATACGATTATCAATTCTTAATATTTCTTTAGCTTCATCCATATGAAGCCCACCCGCTATTGCGAGTACTGCATCTTTAGGCGCAAAATCTAAAAAATATCTAATATTATCTTTTAATCTTTTATGAGGTCGCCAATTAGAAGCACAAGACCAAACTTCTGTATCTTTGCCAAATTTTCTATCCCAAAAATGAGAATTTGCTGAGCTTATAAGCTTTATATCAGCAGCATTATGAATTATATGACTATTATTGTGTTGACCAAACCATGTTTCTGTTAACTTTTTATTAAACTTTGATTGAAATATAACAGCATCTGCATTTTCATATGAATATCTAATCGGAGCATTTTGTTGTTTATAATTCTGATCAGAATTAAACCAGATACCATCTAGTCTAAGTACCATAGGTTTAATCTTATGATATTGTTGTTGTATCAAACAGAATTCAACGTCAGCTTCTTTTTGATCTGCTTCAATCGATATCAAATCTTTTTCTAGTAATGAATTAAAAAGTGTTCTTGTAAATTTATTCGGTCCACTATTTGAGCTTGAATCAAAACTATGTGTAAAAACTTTCACTCAACTAGTCCTCTTGCTCTAACTAGTCTAACTGTATCCATTTGAGCTTTTTCGCTTAGCAATCTTACAGGTATGCTTTTTGAATTTATTCTATACAAATAACAAATTTCATTAATAAACTTTCTTTCATTACTTATCTCTAATAATGGTAAATAAAGTGCTTGATCGTAGCCGCGTTTAAACCAGTTCCCATCAAGATCTTTAAAATTTCTATCATCAATTTCCAAAAGTTTGGATGATCGCCATGTTTTAAGATGTGAACTACACCAAGAAAATTGATATGGATTTACACCTTTTGGTAGTTCTCTAGATATATTCATTCCGTTAATATCCCAAGAGTGTGCAGTCCAAGCTGTATCTATTTCTTGTGCCTTATAAGTATTTAGTAAAATTTCTACTGTATTTTCATTGCACAGTGAGTCATCTGCATCTATATTTGCTATAATTACGTCAGGATCATCTTGATATTCTCTAGCTGTATCAACAACATTTTTTAATGCCCATTTTTTTTGAGTATTTCTTCTAATTTGAAAATGATCGTTATCACTGGTCAGACGACATGCGATATTATAACTTTCATCTGTTGACATGTCATCAATAATAATATGTTCCCAATTATTATTTGTTTGCTCTTTCATTGATTCTATTAAATCAGGAAGGTGATACGATGCATTATACATCGGACTAATAAAAACTACTTTTTTCATTATAATTCTCCTCTACTTTGTAACCAATTTTTCATTACTGTTGGGTGTTCTTTGTCTATAGTTAACCACGGAGTTGGGCTGTTAAAGTTAAGTTTGCTATGAAAAATCCACCCACCTAACTCATTATCCATTTTAACTGCGAGATTTTCAATTTCTTTATCAGATACTTCAGACCATTTTTTATCAAAAAACATATTATTTTCTGGTATATCTGATGTTTCTTTGTTAAACAAACTAGTCCAGTGTTTACTCCAGTAATTTTTATATGTGTATATCTTTCGCTTGATATCAAACCAAGAATAGTGATGAACAGTAGGCAACTCTTTTATTACTGAATTAACAAAACTTTCGTAATTTTTTAGATTTTCTGATCTAAATTCCATATTTGTCATTAATTCCTGCCTAAAATTTTCATGATCAGGTGTATAAAAATTCATATGAGGGATTGCTTGGTAGTTATCAGTATGAACATAATCACAACCGTCAGAACCTAAAGAGAAAACATTACCTTGCTCATCATAACTTCTATGCTGTGCTGGAATATCATGTGTTATATGTGTATCATTTCTAGAAAGCCTCCATTTCCATGGATTAACGTCGACGCGGACTTTGCTTTGTTTGCCCCAGTAGTCGACAATAGGTAAACAAACAATTTTAACAGATTTAGGTATAGTCCTAGCTAATTTCTTTACTTTATGATAATCATCTTCATGTATAATTTCATCTACATCTTGTTGCCAACACCATTCTTTTGTGCAC